ACTATTGACACCGATACCGAACTATCCGCAGTGAACTCTATACTGGGAGCTATCGGACAATCACCACAGACAACACTTAACTTTGACAACCCAGAAGTAGCACTTATATTCAATCTACTCCGTGATGCCAACGTAGACACGCAGGCAGAGGGGTGGCATTTTAACACAGAATATCATGTAAAGTTTACACCTGATGCAAACAAGAAGATTGCAATAGGTAATGACATACTTTCCATGGATTTACATGACAACCAAGCTCGTAGACATCATGACCTTGTACGTCGTAATGGATTCTTGTATGACAAGATAGATCATACAGATGAGTTTGATGGTGACGTAGATCTAGATGTTGTCAGATTATATGCGTTTGAAGATTTACCTATTATATTCAAACGATTTATTACATACAGAGCAATGACCGCAGCAGCTACACAGCTTGTTGCAAACCCACAACTTGTCAGACTACTGACTAATCAGGCTAGTCTAGCTCGAGCAGCTCTACAAGAATACGAGTGCAACCAAGCAGATCACAGCATGATGGGATTCCCAGAGGGCACTGCATATCAAACATATCAACCGTTTAGAAATCTAAGGAGATAATGGCAAGCGTAACACAAACTATTCCTCAGTTCTCACTAGGTATATCACAACAGCCTGATAACCTTAAGTTTCCCGGCCAAGTCACGGATATAGTAAACGCTGTACCAGATGTAACTGATGGTTTATTCAAAAGACCGGGTGCAAGAAGGATCGGAACTGATGCACTCACCAACGTACAAAGTGGTGGGTCTTGGTTTCATTACTTTCGTGACGAGACAGAGGGATCTTATATAGGACAAGTAGCTGCTGATGGTCAGGTGCGAGTATGGCGTTGCAGTGATGGGCAACAAATGACTACAGCTTACGGCACAGGTGGACAGACAGCTATACAAAATTACTTAGCAACCAGTGAACCAGAAAATTTACAGTTCCTTACTATCAATGATACTACATTTGTGTCAAGTAGGGACTCTACTAATTCTAATACTTTAATCGGTCAAACAGGCTCATCAACAGCTACACCTGACCCGCACTTTGCGATGTTAGAATTATTACGAACAGAAAACGGAAGACAATATGGACTTGATATATTTAGTACAGCTGCTGTTACAAACCTCAGTCGTGCTACACGTATTAAAATTCAAAGTGATACACTTGATGAGTCTGATGGTTCGGGAGACTGTCCCGGAATCGGTACACAAGTATTTAGTGTTGACTCAGGATCAAAGAAAAACTTAATATTTAGACTTAATATTTTAGGTCAGCAAGGTGTAAGCCCTAACTATGACTCATCAAACTTCTCGAATGGCCCTGATGGTCAGAACTATAGATGCAGTTACCAACGTGAAGTAGTATTATTACATGGTGGTGAAGGCTGGCAAGTTGGTGACACAGTAACTGTCACTTTAGATTCAGCATCTGGTGGTGCATCTGGTGGTGGTAATGCTACATATACTATACGTGTTGAAGAGATCGAAACCACACAAGTTAACGCAACAGTTAGTAGTAGTGGTGATGGACTCATTAGACCGGAACCTACCCCGTTTGATGCACAGACAGCTGTTACAGCAGATACAATTCTTGGTGGGCTACGATCAGAAATCAATGCTATATCAGGTATTAGTTGTAAAGTTATAGGTACAGGTATATACATATTTAGTAATAATGCGTTTACTGTTAACGTAGTTGAAAATGATTTGATGAGAGTTATGCAAAGCTCTGTCAATGATGTACAGAATCTACCTAACCAATGTAAAAACGGTTACATTGTTAAGGTGTCTAATGCTTTGAGATCTGAAGAAGATGACTACTATCTAAAGTTTGAAGGTCAAAACGGTAATGATGGTAATGGTTCTTGGGTAGAGTGTGCAAAGCCGGGTATCACTACAACTCTGACTAATATGCCGTTGGTTATACAACGTACAGCTGCAACTACATTTACTGTCAAACAGTTTACATATGGAGAAAGGGATGTCGGTGATGAATTTACAAATCCGATGCCATCATTTGTAGGTAAACGTATTAATAAGGTGTTATTCTTTCGTAATAGGCTAGCATTTCTAGCAGGCGAGAATGTAATAACATCACGACCGGGTACGTTAGGAACTCCTAACTTCTTTATTGAAACAGCTTTGACAGTCTCAGTTGCTGACCCTGTAGATATATCAGCTGCGTCAATGTTTCCATCTGACCTGTTTGATGGTATAGAAATCAATGCTGGTTTACTTGTATTTAGTACAAACCAACAGTTTTTGCTGGCATCAGATGATACAGTATTCAACCCTGACACAGCTAAACTGAGAAGTATAGCTACGTTTAATTATAATGAAAAGATGCCTCCTATATCTCTAGGAACTACAGTAGCTTACATAGATAACTCTGGTAAGTTTAGTAGGTTCAATGAGATGGCTAACTCAGCACGAGAAGGAGAGCCTAACATAATCGAGGTAAGTAAAGTTGTTCCTACCTTACTGCCTAAGAACATAGACCTAATGACTAACTCTAGAGAAAACTCTATTGTGTTGATAGGTAAAACAGGAACAGATGTGGTATTTGGTTATAAGTATTTCCAAACCGCAGACAAGAGAGCACAAGCTGCTTGGTTCAAATGGAAGCTCAACAATCCATTGACGTATCACTTTATTGTTAATGATGAGTACTTCTTTCTAGATAGTGACTATTATCTACAAAGTATCAAGCTAGTGCAAACTGAAACAGACCCTAGCATAGTACAAGATAATGTCGACTTCTTATTACATGTGGATAATCATACTACTGTTAGCGGCGGCAGCTTTAACTCAACTACGAATCTGACTACCTTTACTGGTGTCAGCTGGTTGAATACAGTTACCACACCTAACCATGATCTAGTTGTGATTGACACAAACACCAACTCTTCTCGGGTTGGTCGATACGCCAAGGCTACAGTATCAGGTACAAGTTTTACTTTACCCGGTAACTGGTCTGGTGCTACACTTACAATAGGCTATATCTATCCATACGAAGTTAAGCTACCAACACTCTACCCATCTAAGATAGAAGGTACACGATCTACGGCAGATGTAAACTCATCTTTAGTTTTACATCGAGTCAAGTTTCACTTTGGTAAGATAGGTCTATACGAAACAACACTTGAACGAGTTGGTAAAAATGATTACACAGAAATCTACGAATCAACAGAGCTCGACGAGTACGACGCATCTGATGCACCATATCTCGAAGAGTTTATACAGACTGTCCCAGTCTACGAAAAAAACACAAACGTTGAGATAACACTCAAATCTTCACACCCCGCCCCAGCTACATTGAGATCAATGTCTTGGGAAGGAGACTATTCACCCAAATATTATCGCCGTGTATAACGTACAACTCACAGAAACAGAACTTAGATACTTCTATTGGAGAATGAAAACCAACAGATGGTATGAACGATATGTCGAAAAAGGCATGAAGCAAATGCCATGGGAGCCTTGGATGGCAGATACAATAGAAAAGTTAGAACCGATATATGAAAATTTATGAGTAAATATATTCACCCACTCACACCAGAGGTTGCCTACGAGGTGGCCTCTAACTTACGCCCAGACGACTTCAGAGAGATCTCAGAGGGCTATGGATTAGACCCGAAGGTCTATCTACCCATAATGGCTCAAACACCCTCTGGAGTCTATTTTACGTCCCCTAGCGGCAAGATTGCTGGTATGGCAGGCGTAGGTAAACAAGGAGATATATGGATGCTATGCACTCCAGTCATCTACGAAAAACCGATTTTATTTGCAAGAGAGGCCAAGCGGTATGTCGATAGCCGTACTGAACCACTCCTCTGGAATAAAGTTGACTACAGGAATAAAGTACACTTAAAACTACTCAAGTTCCTTGGCTTTAAATTCTTACGTAAGTTTGAATGGGGGCCAAACAATGTAACATTTATTGAATTTTGCCGTGTGCGTAGACGCTAATGCTGGTGCTAGAAGAGCAGCCAGACAAAGAAACAGAGAAAAGCATGCTAACTTCAATCAGAAGAAACTACAATTCTTTAACAAGGAGACAAGTTTAGCAAGAGCTAAAAACAGAAACGTCATAGGCTACAGCCGTGACCTTAGTGACGCTTACGTCAGAGCTATTTATACTCAAGGTAAGGGTCGACTTAGAAACCAACAACTCGTTGCAGATTATTTTGGTAAGAAAAAGATAGACGAGGGTGGTAGAGCTAGAACTTATGGTAGAAAACAATACCAAGGTCTACTCAGAAAACAAGCAGAAATACAAGGAGTAACAGCTAACATGTTTGGTCGAAACATGGCATATGCTCAAGAAGGTGCAAGACGTAAGTTCTTAGCTGCTAATGCTCAGGCTAGAGAAAAGCTAGGTGTACCAGCTGCATTTGGAGCTCCAGTTATGTTACCTCCAAGAGACAGGCTAACAGGTGCGTTACAAATTATAAGCACCGGTGTAAGTATATTAGGGCCGGGTGGCTTTGACGTATTCAATTAAAAATTATGACATCATCATTTCAGAACGTCGTAGGTACGCCACGAGATGCCGTTCCTGATATAAGTAAGACTAACTACTTAGAGACAGCCCCAGACATGACTGAGGCTGTCAACAAACAGATTGACGACAACATCAGAGACACTAAGCAGTTCTTTGACCAAATGGTAGAGCTAGAAGAACTAGCTGCTAGCAAGTTTAGTAAAAGACTCAGTGCTATTGAAAACATAATAGGCACTGTAGGTCAGATAAAGAAGAAACGTGACGCTGATGAAGCTGAAGGTTTTGGTAAGATTATGACTCAGCTAGCCGAAGAGGAGATCATAACAGGCTCTGAAGATTATACAAAAGCTAAAAATGAACTTGACACAGAGCTCGCTCTTACTACCGATGCAATCAATAAGGACAAAGATTTAAAAGAACAGACAAAGCTTGAGTATAGATTTGGAACTCCAACAGAGGAAATACTTGATAGACGTTACAAAGATTTTATTGACGAAAGATATGTTAACAAAGTAGAAGCTTTTGGAGATCTTCTACGAAGCAATGGGTCTTTAGATGCAACTACAGCTGTTGAACATTTAGAGTTTGAGAAAAAAGCTATGTTGTCTTTTTTCAGAAATTTAGGATACGATGCAAAACAATTAGGTTACGACCCAACTGATCCTAGATTTATAAAACAAGCTCTTAAACAACTAGCACCATTAATAAAAGCTCAGGCAAAATCTCAACGTGAAGTATTTAAGGCTACATTTAGAGAAAAGGTTTTAGAAGAGGAAGCTTATACATTCAATACAAAAATCATTGAGAGTGTAAAAGGTGCAGCTGATACTACATTTTTTGCAGATAAAGGTGTTGTACAGCAGCTTGCAATTCAAAAAACAAACGGTAATGTACGAAAAGCAGAAGACTTAGCGTTTGAGATTGCCGCAGAATTAGTTAGAAATGGTGATATTTTACCTAACGAAGCTAGGTCTATCTATCAGGATATACCTTACACAGATGTAAATGGTAAGGAGTATGCTAACTATCAAGCTTATATAGATTCACAACCAGATGGTACAGCGTTCAAAGCTAGAGCTCAAGGTAGGGTTCAAAGACTATCCAAAGCTATTAGAGATGTAGAAAAACTAGCAGTAGATAATGAAAACGCTGCACGTCAGATTGAAGCTAACAACTTTGTAAATGAGCAAGTTATACCACGTATTGTTGAAAATAGACAGCGAGGTATCGAAGGTCTTGAAGAAGGTCAAGCTGGTGCATTGATAGCTGAGTATAGGCAGCAACCTTTCTATATTGATGGAGTCACACCTGTACCTCAGATATTGTTGTCATATCTAAATAGAACACAGACTGGTGGCACAAGAGATGCAAATGTAAACGTAGCTAATAAGTATGCTAGCAGACATAATGAGACAGATAAACTAATTAAAAAGCTTGTAGCTAGAAAAGAAACAGAAGATGGTAATACAGCAGGCTTGACAGATTTAGATATACGTCTAGCAGAAAAACTACAAGATGAATTTAGAGCTAGATTTAATGGCGAAGATAATAAAGACTTAGATATATTTGAAATAGCTGAGGGTCGTGGTACAATAACTTACAAACAAAGACGTAACGAAATACTTGACGAGCTTGAAGCAGAGTATGACAACTTTAAAGAAGATAAGAATACTGTAAAATTAGTTGAAGCTGGTGTAGGTGACGTAATAAAACTACGTAGGGAGCTACAGAAAAAACCAGAACTATTCAATAAAAAAGAAGCATTTAAGTCTGAGCCTGTAGATGACTTGTTTGAGTATGTTGACTCTGGCGGTCAAAGGCATTCTGAGTTAGAACAATACTACAAAACTTTACGTATACGTGTACCTGATGGTAAAGGTAATTTTAGAGTATTGAGTGGTTCTGAAGCTATCTATAAACGTGCTGCTATTCTTGGCTTGATAGATCCTAAGACAAAGTTAACAGATCCTTACGCTAAGATATTACAGGACTTTAGAAAAGAAAACGATTTAAAGAATTTTACTAGCGAACAAAAAGTATTTCGTAATATGCGTACAGGTGAGCAACAAGACTTCAAAGAATATCTAACTATGCTGTCTGAAAAGCGTGGTGGTCAAGATGCTAACCAGTTTACATTTATTCGTAGTGGTAATACTTCTAGCAGACAGAATCTAAATAGTTTATCTGGTGCACAAGTTGTAGAACTAGCTAAGAATGGATCTACAAACTTTGGTATGTATAACTTATCGTCTGATATAATTAAAGATCTAAACGATGCTGGTTTTATAGATGCAGATAAACCATTCAACGAAGATGCACAAAGCTTTGCTGTATTGAGTCTGATGGCTATGAAAGCCAATCGTAAATCAAACGCCATACGTGGTGCAATTACAGAAGATACAAAAGACTTTGGTAAACTTATCAAACTTAATCAAGAAGAACAACAAGTTGTAAATACAGTATTTCCTAACTTATCACAAAACTACTTTGCACAGTTCCAAAACCTAGAAGCTGAAGTTGCTAAGATTATTATTAGTGACATCGAGAAAGAACGTCTAGCTAGAAAAGGTAAGAAAGGACAGCAAAGAGTTGAAGATCAACGTAAGAGAGATGCTGGTAAATTTAGAAGAGGTAGATGACTGATTCCAATTATTCAAACTATCGACCCGAGGTAGATTTAGCTGCTGATAAAATAGATGAGTATTTAAAAGAACTAGAAGAAAGAAATGCTCAACGACAGGCAGTCGAACAAGAAGCCACGGAAAAAGAAGATCAAGCTCTAGCACAGCAAGAAGACCCTAGAAACTCAGAAACATGGGGTGCTAAAGCTTTTATAAAAGAGGGTCAGTCCATCTTATCAGGTGGCTTACAAGACACTGCATCCTCTATTGCAACCTTTCCTGAGCGTACAGTCGATGCGTTATCAGGTGAGATGCAAGAGCAACGAGAAGCAACTGGTACATACAAACCAGATTGGACACCGTTTGACTCATACGATAACCCCATCGAAACCAAAACATGGTGGGGTAAACAACTACGTGGTCTAGTACACTTTGGATCTCTAGCAGCTGGTACAGTACTAGCGGCCAAAGGTGCAGCAGCCACAGGTATTATATCTATACCAGCCGGACTTACTGCACTTGCTGCTAACAATCTAGCAAGAGGTGCAGCTGTTGGAGCTGTGTCTGATCTTATATCAAAAGAGTCAGACGAACAAAACGCATTAGGTGCGTTACGTGACAGATATGGCTGGGCTGATACACCTATATCTACAAAAGATACTGACTCTCCTGTAATGATGAAAGTCAAGAATATTGTAGAAGGTATGGGCATAGGTCTATTCTTTGACGGTGCAGCGTATGTACTCAAAAAGGGTAGTGACCAAGTTGTAGACCAGATTGTAAAACGAAACAAGAGTGTCAAAGACCAGACAGTAGAAGCTGGTGTTGCACAGCTACGTAAAGGAGAAGCTGAGTTTCGAGCTGACAAAAACGCACCACTAGCTGAACCACACCAAGGGGCACACCCATCAGAGGTAGAACCACAAGTGGCTCGTGAACAGCTATCAAGAACTCGCAAGGAGTGGGGTCAGGAAGAAGGAGCAACAGGCTCTGTAACCAGACCGCTAGAACGTGAGCGTATGGCACAAGAAGGTGCTACTGATGATGAAACAGTCGAACGTATTATGCGTGGACTGATGAGTAGTGACAAGTTTGCAAAAGAACTTGAAGCTGCAAAAGGTAATAGAACAACTCTAGCTGCTACATTTAGAGAATCTATCGAAGGTCATCAACGTATTACACAGGGTAGAAATCCTGTAGAAATGTCACCACAAGAATATTTGAAAGAGTTGTTTGAGACTAACGACGTTGTAGATGGTCAGGAGATCTGGACATCCAAGAACGTAGTTATAGCAGACCTTGTTGTAGGTTCTCTTATCAAACAGCTACGAGATACAGGTATTGCTGCACGTGAGATTTCAGATCTAGTTGACATAAATGATATAGACGGGCCAGCTAAACAGATTGTTGATACTATGCTTACTGCGTTATACCAAACAAAGAAAGCAAGATTTATCAAGTCTGACTCATTCAGAGCATTAGCAGCCGGTAAGAGAACAAAGAAAACTGTAGAAGAAGCAGTTGCAAAAGACATAGCAGATGCCAAAGAGTCGATTATGTCTATACTCAAGATTACAAAAGATACTCAGGACGATGACATGCTAAATGCCATGATAGAAGCGTTCTCGATTATGGACAATGTAAATACACTTGAGGACTTTGACAACTGGGCTAGAACCGTTATCAAAGGTGGTAAACTTAACGCTAATGATATTGACCGTACAGGAGCCCTTATAAGAGAGTTAGAAGGCGTTATGACCAATAGTGTCCTAAGCGGCCCTAAGACCCCTGTGAGAGCCATTATGGGTACAGCCAGTGCAACATTCTTACGTCCGTTATCTACAGCTTTAGGTGCTGCGGTACGCTATCCATTTGATGGTGACGCATCTACACTACGAGCTAGTCTATCAGCTATCAACGGCATGATAGAAGCTATACCAGAATCCTTTACATTATTTAGAACTAAACTAAATTCATACTGGAAAGGTGATCTAGCTACAATCAAAACCAGATACTCTGAGTTTAGTCGTGGCGATCAAAACTGGGAACTTATACGTAGATGGGCAGAAGATAGTGGTAGAGCTACAGCCGGTGACACAGCTGCATTTCGTATTGCTAACATAGCACGTAAAATGAACGATGCTAACTTCCTGACATACTCTACAAAGATTATGGCAGCGACTGACGACGCATTTGCATACATACTTGGTCGTGCAAAGATGCGTGAGAAAGCCATGCGTAGAGTCATGGAGCTACAAGGTAACGGTATACAGACACCAAAGATCAATAGAAAGTTGATGAAGGCATACGAAGATGATTTCTATGCACAGGTGTTTGATGCTAATGGTAACATCACGGACGAAGCTACACAGTTTGCACGTAAAGAAGTTACACTTACACAGGAGCTTACAGGCTTTGCAAAAGGTCTAAACGATGTATTTACAGCTACACCGCTAGCCAAACCTTTCTTTTTGTTTGCTAGAACTGGTGTAAATGGACTTGCATTGACAGGTAAATATACACCCGGATTTAACTTCTTAGTCAAAGAGTTTAATGACATAGCACTTGCTAACGCTAACAATCTAGAGTCTGTAGCAAAGTATGGTATTACAAACGCCACTGAGCTAGCTAATGCTAAAGCTTTACAAACAGGTAGATTAGCGATAGGTTCTGCTGTAGTATTTATGGCTACACAGGCATGGATGCGTGGTGATCTAAATGGCAACGGCCCTGTTGACAGGCAAAAAAGACAGATGTGGATAGATGGTAAGTGGGAACCAAGAACAATTAAGCTAGGTGCTGTACGTGTTGGTTATGACTCATTTGAACCATTTAACCTTGTTATGTCTACAATCGCTGACGTAGGTGATGCAAGCGAACTTATGGGAGAAGAGTGGACAGAATCAGAACTACAAAAGATTTCTTTAGTCGTAGCACAAGCTGTAACAAGTAAGTCTTATCTTGCTGGTATACAGTCATTTGTTGATTTGTTTGCTGGTCGCCCCGGTCAGTTTGATAGAATTGTAGCTGGACTAGGTAATAATATCGTACCTATGGCTGGTTTACGTAATGAACTTGGTAAACTATTTACACCTTACATGCGTGAGATTGGATCTGGTATTGACCAGTCAGTTCGTAACCGTAACTTGATTACTGAACAAGTACCCGGTGTTAAACAGTTACCAATCAAGTATGACATGCTTAACGGTCAGCCCATCAAGGACTGGGACTTTTTGACTCGTGCATACAACGCAGTCAGCCCTGTATCACTTAACTTAGATCAAAGTGTTGGTCGAAACTTTTTGTTTGACAGTGGTTACGACTTACGTATGTCTACATACTATGCACCAGATAGTACAAACTTGACTGACTCACCTAGAGTTAGATCTGAGTTTCAACGTTACATTGGTATGCAGAATCTAGAACGTGAGCTGGACAAACTAGCTGTAGATCCTAGAATTATAGCATCCATGGAAAAGATGTATGATGACATCAAAAAAGGTTTACGAAGTCAGTATGATGCAAGAGACTACTACCATAATATTATGATAGACAGACTGTTCCAACAAGCACGTCGCAGAGCTTGGGCACAGATGAGAACCAATCCAGAAGCTATTGAACTTATGGATGAAGAAAGACAAAAGAGAGTCAGGAAACTAACTAAGAAACAAGAGACTCGTAACATCCTCACAATATACAAATAAATGGCAACAACATTCGTAGAATACACTGGGGATGGGCAAGCTTCTAAACAGTTTACCTTTCCTTCATATCAAGAATCTGATGTCAAAGTCCGTGTAGATGGCGTACTCAAAACAACAAGTACACACTACAACATTACTAACTATACTACTACAGGTGGTGGTAATGTAGTCTTTACATCAGGTAATATACCATCCAGTCCAGCTAACATACGCATATATCGTGACACTAATGTAGATACAGCCAAGGCTACATTTACAGCAGGGTCATCCGTAAAAGCAGCTGACTTAAATAACAATACAACACAGCTCCTATACAGAGCACAAGAAGAGCAGATACCTAATCTTATACATTCGTATGATATAGATGACGGTGCTATAACAGCAGATAAAATTGTAGCAGATGCTATAACAGAGGCTAAGATAGCTAACGATGCTTTGACTGGTAGCAACATGGCTGCCGGTACAATTACTACTGCCAAGCTAGCTGACGGTCTTATTACAACAGCTAAACTAGGAGCTGACTCAGTAACTAATGCTAAAATTGCTGATGACAGTATTGATTCTGAGCATTATGTAGATGGCAGTATAGATACAGCTCACATAGCAGACGCACAGATTACTACAGCTAAGATAGCAGCTGATGCAATTACATCAGACAAAATTGCAGCCAATGCAGTTGGAAATACTGAAATAGTTAATAGTGCAATTACTACAAATAAACTAGGAGATGATGCTGTAACAGGAGCCAAGATAGCATCTCAAACTATAGATGCAAGTAACATTGCAACTAATGCTGTTACAACTGACAAGATAGCTAACGATGCAGTTACAAATGCTAAGATAGCTGATGACGCTGTACAAGGAGGTCAAATAGCAACTGGTGCTGTTGGTACTACAAAGATTGCTTTAGGTGCAGTTAATGATGACAGATTAGCAAGTAACGCTGTAACTTCAGCTAAGATAGCAACTAATGCTGTTACAACTGACAAGATAGCTGACGGTGAGCTTACAACACTAGCTGGTATGCAATCAGCTACAGCATCTAAACTTGCTGACAGTACAGCTCTTACAGCAGATATAGCCGACCTCAACCAGATTGATGGTATGGCGAAGCAGACTACAATTACAGATGATGACACTAAGTTTCCAACTTCTGGTGCTGTTGTTGACTATGTAGCTGCACAGCTAGAACCATTTGGTGGCTTTGAAGCTATTGCAAACGAGAGTTCTTTTCCTAACACACAGCCAGCTTCTGGTGTTGCTATCAGTATAGCTGATGCTGGTGGTATGGCAGTAAGTAGTAGCGGTACAGCTAGTGGAGCTACAGTTGGTGGTACTACAGTCAATATATCTGGTATACCTTCTAATTTTTTTAGTTCAACTATAGATGCTGGTATACGTTTTATTGTAACATCAACAGGATCTGGTCAGAACTATACTTACCACAAAGCTACACTGAAAGAAGATGACCTTCTTAACCTTAGTGGAGACATCAATGACTTCTCAGAACGATATAGAGTTGGTTCGTCGAACCCTACAAGTAGCCTTGATAGTGGTGATTTATTCTTTAATACTGGCACAGGTAAGTTACTCGTTTATAACGGAACAAACGCAGCGTGGGAAGAAGCACAGTCAGTAGGTAACTTTTTTATCAATACAATATCTAGTTCATCAGCAACTGGAGGAGGAAGTGCAACACCAAATGGAACAGCTTATAGATTTACACTTAGCAACGCTGGAACTAATGCAGAACAACATCTTGTTAGCGTCGATGGAGTCATTCAGAAACCTAACAGTGGATCCAGCCAGCCAAGCGAGGGCTTTGCGGTTAGTGGTGCTGACATTATATTCGGCTCCGCTCCTGTTAGTGGTGCTAGCATCTTTGTTATCACGATCGGATCCACAGTAAATATTGGTGTACCAAGTAACAATACAGTTACAACAGCAATACTACAGAACGGGTCAGTTACAACTGCAAAGATTGTAGACGCAAACGTTACTACAGCTAAGATTGCAGATGACGCAGTAACAAATGCAAAGATAGCTGATAATAGTATAGACTCAGAACACTTTGTTAACGGGTCAATAGATTCCGTACACATAGCAAATAATGCAGTTACTAATGCTAGAATTGGATTTAGTGCAGTTAGTACTGATCGAATAGCAGATGACGCAGTGACTGCTGCTAAGATTGCAGATGGTACAATAACTAGCACACAAATAGCAGCTAATACTATTGGAACAGGTAGAATTGCAGACGGAGCAATTACCACAGCAAAGCTTGCTAGTGGAGCAGCTGATGTAGTAAATGATACAACACCACAGCTAGGCGGTGACTTGCAAAGTAATGGTAATGCCATACATATGGCTGATAATAACCAGATAAAACTTGGAACAGGTAGTGACCTAACTCTTTTTCACGATGGTAGTCATAGTTTTGTACAAAATACAACAGGTTTTTTAATTGTACAAGACGCATCAGGTGTCCGTGTTAGAAGTGATGATATTCGTTTTGAATCGGATGGTGGTAGTGAAGGATATGCTACGTTAACAAAAAACGGAGCAGTAGCACTTAATTTTGATAATAGTACAAAGTTTCAAACCACAAGTTATGGAATAGATGTTACAGGAAGTATTCACTCAAGCGGAGACTTATTAGTCAATGATGATAACCAAAAAATATTAATTGGTGGTGGAAATGACCTACAAATTTATCACGATGGTACAGAAAACAGGGTTGCAAGTGCTTCTGGAATAAATCATAGAATTACAACAGATCAGTTAATAGTTAACAATGCAGCTAATAACGAAGAAATGTTCAAAGCCATTGGTAATGGAGCCTGTGAACTGTACTATGATGCTGCTAAAAAGTTTGAAACAAATAGTGCTGGTGTTGAAGTAAGTGGAAATATGTTCATAGCTGATGGTTCAGCTAGTGCCAATAAAGTTACTTTAGGAACAGGTGGAGATCTTAACCTTTTTCACGATGGTACAAACTCGTTTATTCTAAACACAACTGGAACTTTTTACATTAAAACAAAATCAAATCAAGAAGCTGCAAGATTCATACCTGATGGAGCAGTCGAGCTAGACCATAATGGCAGTAAGAAGTTTGAGACTACAAGTAGTGGAGCTACTGTAACAGGTACTTGCACAGCTACAGCTTTTGCTGGTGATGGTTCTGCATTAACTGGTATTGTATCGTTTGTTAGTGGTATGATTATTCTATGGTCTGGTGCTGCAAACAACCTTCCTAGTGGATGGGTTTTATGTGATGGTAATAATAGCACACCAGATTTACGAAACAGGTTTGTAGTAGGTGCAGGGGATTCTTACTCTGTAGGAGCTACAGGTGGTAGTAACACAGCAAGTGATACTGTTAATATAAGCGTAAGCGTGTCTGGAACAACAGGTGGGCCTAATGCTACTGAACTTAATAGAGATAACGGAGGTACTTTTAAATATCCAGCTTCTAGTAGCCATACTCATAGTTTTTCAGGTAGTGGTTCTGGTTCAGATACAGTAAGTATTGATACTAGATCTCCTTACTATGCACTTGCATATATAATGAAAACATAAACTATGTCATTAACACAAATAAATAAGGCTGGTCTAGATGAGATAGCTCTCGATCATGTCTTTACAATAGGTGCTAGCGGTTCTAGTGCCTACACATTTCAAGGAGAAGG